TCATACGTTAGCAGCAGCAAACACGGCTTTCATTAAGCAAATTATCAACTCAGACATGTACAACTATCTCTTTGATGTATCACTAGCAAAAGACTCACGCGCGAAAGATCACTTCGCAACAAAGCAGGGCGGCCATGTGGCTGCTTTTGGTTCATCCGGTGCGATTACCGGTCGTAACGCTGGGCTGCCTGGGCTTGATAGATTCACCGGTGCGGTCATTATTGATGATGCGCACAAGCCAGACGAGGCTCACTCCGACTCAATGAGAGAACGAGTCATACGAAATTACGAGGAAACGATTAGGCAGCGACCTAGGGGTAAAAATGTACCTATAATTTTTATCGGTCAGCGTGTACATGAAGATGATTTAGCAGCTTACTTATTAAGTGATAAAGATACAAAGCCGTGGATTCCAATTGTTCTAAAAGCCATTGATAGCGCGGGCAATGCGCTTTATCCTGAAGTTCATACGAAAGAATATCTTAATGAACTAGAAAAGAAATCACCTTATGTTTTTTCGTCTCAGTTCCAGCAAGAGCCATTGCCGGCTGGCGGCGGATTGTTTAAAAAAGAGTGGTTTGAAATACTTGAAGAAGAGCCAGAAATTCTATGTACATTTATCACGGCTGATACGGCTGAAACATCAAAAAGCTATAATGACGCGACCGTTTTCAGTTTTTGGGGTATCTATGAGATTGAAACTTTTGGTAGAAAAACAGGCGAATTAGGTCTGCACTGGCTAGATTGTCACGAATGCCGAATTGAACCGAAAGATTTACAAAGCGAGTTTTTAGACTTTTGGCAAGAATGTATGAGGCATAAAGTCGTACCTAAAATTGCAGCTATCGAAAGAAAATCTACGGGTGTTACACTTGTTAGCATATTGCAAGATGAGATCCGCGGCATACAGATACGAAATATAGAGCGCTCGAGAGCAAGCGGTAGTAAAACCGACCGTTTTTTAAGAATACAGTCATGTATTGCTTCAAGACAGATCTCTTTTTCAGCATACGCAAAGCATAAAAACTTATGCATTATGCATATGTCTAAAATTACGAGCAACGATACGCATAAGCACGACGATATTGCAGATACTTGTGCAGATGCTGTACAGTTAGCACTTATTGACAAAACTATTTATCAGTTAAATGAAAACGATGATAGCTCAGAAAGGGTAATGGCGAGCATGGCCGCAGCAATGACAAAACGGATTGGAGCAAGACGATGAGAGAAGTCGCACAGAAACACAAAGATAGATTAGAAGATTTAAAGCAAAACGTTGAGCAGTGGAACACTTATTTTAAAAGCAATATCGATAGGTATAAAGAGTTCACACGCTTTGTATTTTTTGAAACATTAACAGAAGCTGATAGAAGTGTTCTCGACGATTTAGGCAAGCCAACATTAGAGTTTAATATTTTAGAAGCGTACATATCGCGGCTAAGAGGTGAGTTTTCGAAGCAACAACCGAGCATGAAAGTTAGAGCGGCTGACGGCCTGCCTATTTCGATGATGACGCCTGAATTTAATCGGACAATTGAAGTAGTCGAAGCGCATTTACGAGCGTTATTTTTTGACGCTGAAAACGACAAGCTTCAATACAATATATATTCAGATTTATTAGCTGGCGGTTTTAGTGTCATGGAAGTCTTTACTGACTATGTTAACGACATGTCTTTTGAGCAAAACATTTACGTTGATCGAGTATTTGACCCCACATTAACAGGGTTTGACCCGTTGGCTCGAGAGTCACATAAAGGCGACGGCAAGTTTTGCTTTCAGATATACCCTAAGACACGTGATGAATTTGAAGAAGAGTACGGTAAAAAACTTGCTGACTCGATGAAGTACTCGAAAGATTTAGGCGGCTTTGGCTGGTCTTATCAAAACGAAAAAGAAGATATTATTTTAGTTTGCGACTACTACGAGAAGCAATATAAAACCCAAAAGATTGTTAAGCTGACTAATGGGTACACAGTATGTAAAGACGAGTATCTAAAAGCAATTGAAAAATGGGAAGAAGACGGAGTACTTGAGCAGCCGCCGATGATTCTTGATGAAAGAAGTAGCTCGAAAGAAACAATCGTAAGATACAGATTTTGCGAAAGCGGTATGCTTGATTACACGCCTACGAATTATTCTAAATTGCCTCTCGTTTTTGTTGACGGTAATTCTGTTTTCATGTCAGAAGGTGATACGCAGCAACAAGTAACGCGCCCATATGTTTATCACGCAAAAGGTATTCAGCGTCTTAAGAATTTCGCAGGACAAACACTGGCTAATGAACTTGAAAACTTAGTACAGCATAAGTTTATGGTCGCACTAGAATCAATACCGGAAGACTACAAAGAAGCTTATCAAAACGTACAAAAAGCAGATACGCTTGTTTATCATCACTTCTTAGATAGAAAAACGCCAGAGGTAACATTGCCGCCGCCGCGTGAAGTTCAGCGCACACCGATACCGCCCGAAGTCACAAATACCTTCAAACTGTCTGATGAAATGACGCAAACAATTCTAGGAACTTATGACTCAGCGTTAGGAATTAACAGCGGCAACCTATCTGGCACAGCAATAGCAAATGGCGCAATGATGTCTAACACTGCATCCGTGCCGTACGTTGTTGGCTACACAAAAGGCTTAAATAGGGTCGCTCAAATTTACGTCGACCTGTTGCCTAAGTTTTTTAGAACGCCTCGTTCATTGCCAATTTTAGCCCCAAGCGGCAAACGGTCATACGAGATTATTAATAAGCCAGGGCACTTATATTTCAATTACGATGCTAAAGACATGCTAGTTAAAGTTGAAACGGGTGTTAACTTTGCAATGCAAAAAGAAATGGCGCTAAAAACAATTACGTCAATGATGAGCGCAAGTGAAAACTTCGCTAACTTCATCAATGAAAAAGGCATGCCGTTCTTATTAGATAACATCGAAATACGCGGCATCGAAGACTTAAAAGAAAAAGCAGAAGAGTACGAAGTCGAGCAGAAACAAAAACAACAACAAGCACAACAAGCGCAGCAACAGCAACAACAAATGTCGCAACAAGCAATGCAAATGCAAATGCAACAAGGGCAAGCAACAACAGCCTTAGCTCAAGCAACAGCGCAAAAAGAAATGAAAGAAGCGCAAGGACCAAGCAAAGCCCAAGTTGATCTAATGAAAGTTCAGGTTGATAAAGAAAGATATGCGACAGACTCAGCGCTAAAAGAGCAGCAAATCGAAAATAACTTTATCGAAACACTTTCAAAAGTTCGCGATTCACAAGTTGACAACGAACTTCAAAGAGACCGAGTAAGCGCAGAAAATGCCAGAACTCAGGTTGAGATGATGGAGACAGCAGCAAGAATAAACAGCGTTGATTTGAGACAAGCAAAAGAGTAATAACTAAGCTACACTTTATATAATTCCATCTTAAATGAGGGGGGAGTATGAAGCAGTCAGACTTATTAAAGGATTTAAAGAAACTCATAAACGCAGCTTTAACTGTGGTTATGTCGTTTCCTACCATGTCAGTCATGAAGCCTTTTGAAGCCATTATATTTATATTGGTCGACATACTTTTTGATTGGCTAAGCGCTGAAAAACCTGGAAGCACTGCTAACCTTGGGTTTTTCGCATAACTTTTAATTATTTTATAAATGCTTTGTACTATCGGCTTAAATTTAGATATAATTGTATTAGTTTAATTTACCGGCTTATTGCTGGGCATCTACGCACCAAAGCGGCAAAATTGGCGTTTAACTAGACGGATATTAGGTACTTTTACGGTCACGCGGAAATAGTGGAGGATAGCAAAATGGAAGAGAATCAAGCGAGTGAAGAGATAGCAGAACAAGAACCGGCTCAAAATAGCGGTGAGAAAATGCTAGCTCAAAGTGAAGTAAATACGTTGGTGGGACGCACGCGGGCAGAAGCGCAAGAACGAGGAAGAAAACAAGCAGAAGCAGAATACCAGCAAAAGCTTGCCGAAGTTCAAAAAAGCAACTACCCCGGCGAAAAACCTGAAATTGATGCGGATATGATGTATCAACAAGTGCAAGAACGTTTCAATCAAGAGATGCAACAACGCTCTCTTGAGAATGAAATGCGACAAGTTGCTGACAACTACTCAACTAAAATGAGCCAGGGAGCAGACAAATACGAAGATTTCGGCGATGTAATGAAGGATTTCGATCCCGCAGCATTTCCGCAGCTTGTATACTTAGTCGCAAATATGGATAACGCATCCGACATTATGTATGAGTTATCAAAAAACGGTTCAAAACTTGCAAGCGTAGATCACTTATCAAAAATATCACCCGCCCAAGCGAAAAAGGAACTTGCCAGAATCGGACAAAGCATTACCGCTAACCGGGAAGCGATGGAAGAATCACAACAGCAAGGTACTGATGCGCCTCTTGACAGAATGCAATCCTCTCGAATATCTGGTAACAATGGCCAAATGTCTATTCGAGATTATCGCAATCAACCTTGGTTGAAAGTGTAGTAATCTTTATGGCGGCTTCCTAGCGTTAGCCGCCACCATTCATTTGACATTGTTTTTTGTTAGCTATTTTTGGAGCAATCACAATGACTACAAATGTCCTACAACAAGTTACAACTTATAACGAGTCCGGCCTTGCGTTACTATTAAACAGCCAGCCATTTATTGGCACATGTAACATGAAGTTTAAAGACTTCGATAAAGTAGAAAAGAACTTAGGTTCTTCAATTCTTTTAGACCAACCAAGCCGTTTCACTTCTGCTAATACCTTAGTTGCTAGCTTTCAAAACGTTGAAGATAAAAGTTTAACTTTAACAGTTGACCAAGCCGCAAACGTTTCTTATGAGTTCAGCGCACAAGAGTTTATCTTTAATGCTAAAGAATTCATGACTAAATATGGACGTGATGCAATTGCAGAACTAGGCACTAAAGTAGAATCTAACGTTGCAGAAGTTTGCGAAACTACGCCTTACCGCTTCTATGGCGACGGAACTACCGCTTTAACTACCTACACTCAGCTAGCAAACGCGCTTGCTTTCTTTAGAGACTTTGGCGCCGCTAAAATGGACACTAAAGCTTTCTTAGACAACATTACTATCCCTAGCATCGTAAATAGTGGCTTAAATCAGTTCACTACAGACCGTGGAAACAAGGAAGCAATGAGCTGGGAAATTGGCGACTTTTCAAGATGTGAATGGTTTGAATC